GGAGAACATCCGGACAGCACGGCCGCGAACCGTATATCAGCTGGCGAAGATGTCATACTTATGCCCGGACAACGCGCGAAGGCATTATATGACAGTACTCTATCCAGGTGGCAGATATGGGTAGAGGGGAACGCAAGCAACAATGGCAGGCGAATAGACTACCAATACTCCCCCGGTTCGGTAACGCCAAACGATTGGGGCTTCGTCGGGTGGTCAACTGCTGGGTCTGGGACAACTTCGGTAGCGGCAGCTGGCACCCCATCTGTCGGACTTGCAGCATCAGGTCTGTCTTCGGCAGCATCTGCTACTGGCGCGGCATGTATTTACATCCCTAAATCATCCGCTACCATGGGAGAGTTTGGCACAAACCATAATTATGTTACCTCGTTGGTTTCATTGGAAGATCTGAGTACATCTACACAGCGTTATACGGCGCAAGTATCCATCACGGGGGTAAACTCTACGGCTTCGCTCAATGATAATCAGTCGTTAGGCATTCGGTACTCAGATGATGTCAATAGCGGCAACTGGCAGTTGTTCACACGAAACTCCAGCGGAACGGAAACGACCGCCGACAGCGGGGTAACAGTTGCCGCCGACACGCCGTATTTGCTGGGGGTTTTTCTGGACAAAAGTAATAGTGAAGCCAGGTATTACATTAACAATGTAATGGTTGGGCGGATTACAACAAACCTTGGAAATAGTGGTAATGGCCTTGGATTCAAGGCTGTAATAGTCAAGTCCGTAGGAACTACGGCCAGATTATTCTATGTACACAATGCCCGAACGGGGGCAATAAATCCATAGGGATAATGGCCACGTTCGACCCTAAATTGAAAGCAGAACTTGATGCGGTAATTCGCAAGTTAGAGGCGTTGCCGGGCGTCATTGCGGAAAAGCGCAAAGACATATTGGAATACGCGGCAATACCGATTGTAGATGCCGCTTCGAGCCTTGCGCCAATGGGTACGCGGGTACACTACACATATGACACGCCAAAGGCAGACAGGGGCAAACGGGCGGCAAAAGGTAGCGGGCGGATCAGGGGTACATATTATCCGGGCAACCTTCGCAAGTCGGTTAATATTCTGCGAAAATTGCGCCGGTCGTCAGCGGTATTTGTCGGGCCGATTGTGACAAAAAGCGGGAAGGGCGCGTTTGGGCAAGGCGTAAGGGTGAACGCGTTTTATGCTGCGATGGTCGAATACGGTACGCAAAATATGGCAGCCAAACCATTTATGCGGCCGGGATTCGCAAAGGGAGGCCCGCAAGCAAAGCGGCGAATTGAGTTAGGATTAATCCAATTAATGAGAAAATACAAACAAGGTACAGGCTTATGAAAATTACACTACTTGAAACGATCGAAAACGATCCGGGCGTAACATACCCCGCCGGGACTACCATCGAAGTCACGCGCAAGGCGGGCGAAAAGCTGATTAAGGCAGGCAAGGCAAATCCGCAAGGCGCGCCGGACCCGGTTAAAATTGATACAATAACAGAAAAAAAATAACAAGATATGCCAACAACAAGCGTTGTAAACAGTAAACTGTTTGCGATTTACACGGGTGGCACCCCGACAAAAATAGCCCGTCTGACAAACGTCGAAGTTTCAATGGTACACGCGCCACGCGACATTTCCAGCAAGGACGACAGCCCCTGGGGCGCGTTTCTGGAAGGTAAATTATCGTGGACCGCTTCGGGAGAGTCCCTTGTGGCCTGGGACGACGCAAACGGGGCCGACACCATGACCACCAGTATCACCGCCCGAACGCTGTTAACGGTTGTATTTACAACCGACGTAACAGGGGACAAAAAGTTTTCCGGAACGGCGTATCTGGATAATTTCACCATTACCAGCCCGGCGACGGAGGAAAACGTGACATGCTCTTTTTCCATGACAGGAGTGGGTGAACTGGTGAAAGCAACTGAAACGTAATTTTTCACAAACAAAAGTAGAGCCGCCATGCTTGAATTTATTGATCTGGGGGGGCGCAAACGTCCCCTTCTTTTTGGAATCGGAGCCTTCGCCGCGTATGAAAGAAATACGGGCAAAAAGGCAAACGATTTTATCCAGTGGTTTTTGTCGTTGTCTCAATCGGGCAAAGGCCCGGAGGAACTTGGCACAGCGTTTCTAACCGAAATGGACTTTGACGCCGTTATCGGTTTGACGTACGCCGGGCTGATTTTGGGCGCAACCGCACAGCGCGAAGAAATCGACTTTGACGCGGCCGATGTAGGTGTATGGTTGAGTCTTGCGGGGTTTGAATCGAGCGGTGAAATCATAGCCGCACTTGTCAGATCCTTACAGGGTCCGCCGGACGAGGGGGCAAAAAAAAAGAACCTGAAAACGAAGACGCCGAATTCGACGTCTTAAAATTGATGGCGGCAGCCGGGGAGATTGGAATGTCGGAACGCGAGTTCTACACAACCAGCCCCGGCTACTTTGCCGCACTCTGGAAGGGGTACGGACGCCGTATCCAACACGAATACGAGGTTGCGCGGTATATCGGCTTCCACGCCATACAGCCCCTTAAGGCCAGCGTAAAAAGTTGGCGGATAAACAAGTATTCCGATTTAGGGCGTTTCCCATGGGAGGTATTACCCGCGTCTGATATGATCGACCTAAAAGCACCCGAATACGAAGCCGTATTTTCCGACATGGATAAACTCGCACAACAACACGCCGAACGTCTGCAAAAAAAGTAACACATGCCAATAGCTGATTTAAATGTACGGTTGGGCCTCGAAATCGAAGGGCTGGAGCGCGGGATAAAGCGGGCGGAGCGCTCGTTATCGCAGGCCACGCGGCGGCTAAACGACATGTCGCGCAGCCTGTCTTTTTCGCTAACTGCACCGCTTGTTGGTTTCGGCGCGATGGCCATACAGGCAGCCGGGCAGGCGGAAGCGATGCGCAAGGCGCTGGAAACAACTATGGAGGCGTCCGGCCGATCTATTGCCGACGCCACAAACGAGTTAAAGTTGTTGCGCGAAGCGGCCAAAGCGCCGGGCCTCGATTTTGAGCAGGCTGTAAAGGGGTCGGTACGGCTTCAAAACGTCGGATTTTCAGCAGAAAAAGCGCGTGACATTCTTATACAGCTTGCTAACGCCGTGGCAATGTCGGGCGGTAGCGCGCAGGAACTCGACGGCGTAACAAAGCAATTCGGCCAAATGATAGCCAAGGGCCGGGTGATGCAGGAAGATTTGGGTATTATTCAGGAAAACATGCCAGCCGTTTCAAAAGCAATGGAAGACGCTTTTGGGACGAAAAGCGCCGAAAAGCTGCGAAAGATGGGCGTGACGGCCGAGCAGTTTGTAGACGGCGTTACCAAGCAATTAGCCCTTTTGCCCCGCGTTTCCGGGGGTATCACAAACGCGATTGTAAACACGCGGGTAGCGGTTACGGACGCGCTGGCAAAGATCGGCACGAGCTTAGATAAAACGTTCGACATAACGGGGCGCCTCGATCAGTTCGCCACATGGATTACCAGCATGGCAGACAGGTTCGCGGCGATGGATGAAGGCACGAAAAAGGTAGTGATAGGCATAGGCTTGTTTGCGGCGGCGCTTGGTCCTGCAATTAAGTTAGGGCAATTAATGGTCAGCGGGGTTAGTTCGATGATGATAGCCTTCATGGAGTTGCGCAAGGCCATGATAGGCATACAGGCGTCCGGGTTTATCGGTTGGCTACGAACGCTCAACATATCCCTGGCGGCTGGCATGGGCGCGATAGGGATAGCGGCGGGAGTTATAGCGGCGGCTGTTATTGCATTTCAGGCAATGGGCAGCGCCACGAGGGACGCGAATGAGGCGCAATTAAAATTTAATGCAGCCCAAATTACAATATCAGAAGAAGCGGCGCGGGAAACTGTTGAAATGCAGAAAAATATTTCTGTCTTAAAAAACATTACGGCTTCGACAGGCGACCGGAAATCCGCGATAGATTCGCTTAAATCCGCATACCCGGATTATTTACGGGGCATGGATTTGGAGCGCATGTCAGTTGATGATCTTACACAACTTCAAAGTGGTCTTACAGATGAAATATTGCGCAGTGTAGCGGCACGGCAACGCAAATTACTTGTAGATGAGCAGCTAAACAAGGCGGCAAGCGCAATGATTAGGATGCAAGACATCCAAACACGAGGGTTTGAGGCGTTAAGCGGCGAAGAGGTTAGGAAGTCGGGTAGATCAATTTTTGGCACCGAATTTGAAAAAGGCTTTGTTTCGGCGGAGGCCCGTACTCGTGTGGTTGCCGACGTAATGAAAATTCTAAGCAATGAGATCGAAGGCGCTAAAACGCAAGCAGACCAAATAGGACAATTATTTGACAAGACATTTCCAATAGTCGATAAAGGTAGAGACGCTTACGAAGGGTATAGGGACGCCGTGCAAGGGGCAAAAAATGGCACCGTAGAGATAGCAAAGGAACTTGAAAAAACTAATGAAACTACAAAAAAAGGGAATAAAGAAGTAAAAGAAGCGGAGGTACAGTATGGCGGATTTGCCGACAACGTTAGCCGGGTTGCCTACAATCTTATGCATCTTAGAGAGGTGCAGGCGGTTGGCAGATTTGTTACAAAAATGCCCAAAATTGCTGCCCCGTCTCCGGTACTGGGTACCAATCAATTCGGCGTCGAGTTTAAAGGCGTTGAAAGTTTGACGGCGGCGGAAGAGTCTACAAAAAGAGTAACGAGCGCTATAATAGGGCTATCCTTTGCGATTGGCGAAAATCAAGATAAAATTAATGGATGGAAAGATGCCTTTGCAAATTGGCGGGATATGGTCGAAGAGGCGGCAAACGCGGCCGGAACAGCCATAATGGAGACGGCAAGCGACACAACAAAGGGTTTTCGAGAAATAGCCCTTGCAGCGGCATCAGCGGCGGCGCGTGTTGTTAGGTCGTGGATTCAGCAGGGCGTTGCAGGGGCCGTATCAAAGGCATTAACATCCATCCCGTTTCCGTTCAATCTGGCAGCTGGCGCGGCGGCGGGCGGCGTTGCGGCGGGCTTGTTTGGCCGATTACTTGCAAATATTGGCGTCCCTGCACTGGCAGGCGGTGGACTTGCGTTTGCCCCGACGCTGGCAATGGTTGGCGACAACCGGGGCGCAAGTGTTGACCCGGAGGTTATTGCGCCGCTGTCAAAACTCCGTACCATGATGGGCGGGGGTAGCACGAATGTAACGGGGCAATTTGTTATCAGGGGTTCGGACCTTGTAGCGGTTTTGGACAAAGGCAAACAAAATCAAAAACGTTATAGAGGATTCTAATGGCAACACGATTCAGGAGTGAGCATACCAGCAGCATAGGCAGACTTTTTCGTATCGAGATAGACGACAGCGAATTTTCCGGGGTTGTTGACCGTTTCAGCACCGACGGGCGCGGCTTTGAATTAACGTATGAGGGGGACGGCAAAGACAATCTTTCGCCTATCATAACGAGCCGGGTGTCTTTTGGATTTGCTATTGAAGACGCCGAACACGAGGCATTTATAACCGATTTGCTTACGGCGCCTGAAAATCGGTTTACAATTAACATTTCTGAAATAATCGGGGCGACTGAATATGCCTACTGGTACGGGTATATCCTTACGGATATTTCCACGCGGGAGGATGAAGACTATCCCTATATTTTCGAGGTGTCTGCTATTGATGGCCTTCCGAGGCTGAAAAAAGTAGACTTCAAACAAGGTACAGGCGTAACGGCAGAACCGCGCGATGTAGATAATTTCATTGAACACATATGCTTTTGTCTTGCGCAAAATACCGAACTGGTAGATAATTATTTCCCGGTTAGTACGCATTTCCTTGCCACCATTGTAAACTGGCACGATACAAACCACGGCGCAGTGACAGAGGCAAAAGACCCGCTTCGATATTCACGTATAAACCCGGAAATATACGCCACACTAAGAAGTGACGGTATCTGGACGTTCAAAAGCTGCTTCGATGTACTGGAAAGTATTGCAACACACTGGAACGCTCGTATAATGATGTCAGGCGGCCGGTATCGGTTCGACCAGTTAAACGAGCGCGCGGACTCGACCTATGTAGAACGCAGATACGACAGGGACGGCACCTTTATAGCTGCCGACACAATCGGCACCTACGAACTTGACGTAGATCAATCATCGATTATAACAGGCGGCGGCGGCGGGCGTTTGGCGGGTGGATCATTTGGATATTTGCCGCCTTTGAAAGACGTGAATGTAACATACGACCATTTTACGTATAAAAACTACCTTGATAATTATAATAACAAGTGGGCGCATAATACAGCAGGCGGGCCGGTTACTATTGCCGATTTATCATTTGACGCCGGTTCGTTTATCGAAGTATCGGGCCGAATTTACCTAAAGCTGACAGGGCCGACCGACCCACTTTTCCGGCATATTTTTGCCGTTACTATTCAGGCGGCGGGCAAGTATTTTAAAAAGCGGTCCAACTTTGTACAAAATTCATTCCTGATAACATACGACGACCCCGGCGAGTGGGTTACAGGTTTTCAGCAGGCAGATATTTCTACCAATTATATTTGGGGGGGCGCGTTTGACGGGTATTTGGATTTTACTATTAAAACTCTTCCTGTTGAGGCCGGGGCGGATAGCATAATTATTAATTTCATCGAAGACGGCGCGGAGGATAATGCAGGCGGCGCGGTGGCCGATACGATAGTACATTATTCGTTCAAAAACCTGACACTGCGAATTGCAGGAACCGAAGATGAAGACAATTATTACACAAAATCAATACTATATCAGTGGTCAAACATTACGACGGGCAACAGCGATACGGTAGACCAAACGCATATATTTGGCAATGCCGTTAAGCCGTGGACGCGGGGGAAAATACAAACATCGTCAAATCTTTCAACGTGGAATGACACTACCCAAAGCTGGGGAGTAGGCGCGGCGGGTAGCCGGGATTTTGGCAGCCTTGCGGCAAAAGAAATATTGAAAGGCCGGGCTACATCTGTACCTGTTTACAGCGGCACTATTTACGCGCTGTATATGTATGCCCACACCCGCGTAAGCCTGACAGATGGCAACGGATATTTATTATTGAATGGCACATTTATTTCCAACGCCGACGAGTGGTCGGGCGATTGGTTCGCGGCGGGGGTTGGCGTTGATGGAGACGTGATTGTTGGCGAAGAGACGGAAATTCCCGGAGACGACGACGAACTGAACGCTATCAAACCGCCGGGCGTTTGGTCGGGCGGCGCGGTATTGCAGGGAGTAAACTCCGGCTCAAATATTGCACTCGCAGCGCTGGCAGTCAATTACACGGATACTGATATTCCGGCCGGGGCTGTAACTACTATCGACCTTACATTTCCAGCCAGCGAAAACGCTTATCTCGTTGATGATGATATAGCGCTTGTCAACCCGCAAACGGGCATGATAGCCCCGCTAACGGTAACAACAACGACAACCGGAGGGGCCACGACGTTAGCGGTTAGCGGCACATTGTCGCAGGCATTCCCGAAGGGCAGCTATCTGATATATTCAGCACTCAACAAGTTCACCGGAGAGGGCGGCGCAGCACTAAATTTGCCCGTCGGTACATTTACCGGGCAAATAATGCTTTGGGATGATACAAATGAAATTTGGGAGCCATACAGCGGAACCACAGATGGCCATGTACTAACGTGGGACACTACAAACGGCTGGCAGGCAGAGGCCGCACCTGGCGGCGGGCTTGCAGATGGCGACAAAGGCGACATAACCGTAACAGGCAGCGGTGCAACGTGGACCATAGACAACGACGTAGTAACATACGCGAAGATTCAAAATGTAAGCACTAATAACCGGCTACTTGGTCGGGCAACGGCGGGCGCGGGCGATGTAGAAGAAATTACTATTGGCACGGGGTTGGCGCTGACAGGTTCGACACTTGACAGCACCGTAACGGCTTATACAGATGAGCAGGCGCAGGATGCCGTCGGCACGATATTGGTAGACAGCGCAACGGTAGATTTTACCTACAACGATGCCACGCCGTCGATTACCGCTATTGTAATCGACAATAGTATATCAGACGCAAAGATCAGGCAAAGCGCCGGGCTGTCTGTTATAGGCAGATCGGCCAACACGCTGGGGAATGTTGCCGACATAACAGCGGGAACAGACGCGCATGTTTTACGGCGGTCGGGCACGTCGTTAGGGTTCGGGCAAGTGGCCACGGGCGGTATAGCAGACGCAGCGGTAACGTATGCGAAAATCCAAAACGTAAGCGCTACAAACAGACTACTCGGCCGTATCACAGCCGGCGCGGGCGTTGTCGAGGAGTTGACAGCCGCACAGGCCCAAACGATACTTGGCTTTCTTGACGGTACGCTGACAGCCACGCGCGTACCATTTGCCAGCGACGCCAACACGCTCACAGACGACACGGAACTACGTTGGGATAATACTAACAAGCGCTTAAGCATAGGCGACACCGGCGGCAGCCCGCAGGCTAAACTACACATTGCAGCCGGAGCGGGCACTACATTTGAAGCGTTCCGAATTGCGTCAAATAGCTCAAGCGGCCAATGGTTCAACTTCACCAACGCAAACAATACAAGCGGCGGCAGCTCATACGGTATTATCAGTGTTGGCGGCACATCGGCGGGCGATCCCTTCATACGGTTTACCGTGTCGGGCGGCACGTCATGGAGCGCCGGGGTGGATAATTCGGACGCCGACAAATTCCGATTGAAACCGACCAACGATCCGAGCAACACGGCAAACAAGGGTATCACTATCACCAACGACGCCACAAACCGCGTCGGGATAAATAAGGACGCCCCGGCCTACGAAATAGACAACCCCAATACCACCCGCTCGCAAGTATTTATCAATACTGGCAATATATGGAGTACCTCAAACGTCGCACTCGGAACCGGGAACGGCACGAGCGGAAGTGTATCCAGTGCGTCGGGCGGGGCAAATGTCTATCAAATTACATGGAATAGCGGTACAAGTCCCGTGAACAATGGCGACATTCTTACCATTACTTTCCCCGTCGCATTCCCGACAATTACATATACCGTTTTTTCAGCGCGGACAGCAGCAACGGCAACCGACATAACAAAGATGTACGCTGTGACCAACACGGCAACGCAGTGCGTTATCAGGGCCAACGGCACTATAACAGCAAGTACAACGTTTTCTCTTTCATTTTACACCGGCTCATATTCGGCAGTATGATAACGACAAGCAACGATTTTTTAAGCGCCACAGGCGGCGGCATAAAGTACAAGGCCAGCGACACACATTGTTTCCCGACGTTCTATTCCGACGGCGGCGCAACGGTGCGTGTTACATTCAAGGATCAGGGCACCGACGTAGAACTCGGCTTTGTGATTTGGGAATACACTACGGCAGCGCTTACAGCGTTCACAGCCAGCGGGGCCAACGACGTAGAAAAGTGTTACAACTTGGTAGAACAGGCTGTGAAAAACGACCTTGAAACAATCAACCCCAGTGCAACGTTTACAATCGTTTAGGAACAAATTGGCCCGCGTTTTGCCTTATATTTGCAAAATGTTAGGGTATGAAACAGGAACAGAAATTCGACCCTATGAATGAATTTTTGCGCATTTTTTTGGAGGGATTGCGAAAACAGGGATTTGGCGTTATGCTATCCTTGTCCGCTGCTTCTTTGTTTTGGTGGCAAGCCGAAACAGAGCGCTACGACTGTAAAAAAGAAGTATCCGAGCTGAAAGCGTCTATGATGGGCGAAGTAGCGCGGCTACACAACGAACTCGACGACTGCGAAGAACGCTACCGGGAAATGCAAACAACCGTACTGCTTTTACAGTATGGACAAAAACCGATTTTCAAACAAAAAAAATAGATTTATGGAAACTAAAAAATGGTATCAGTCTAAAACCATCCTCATTGCCGTGACTACTTTTCTGGTAGCAGGCAGTGACTTGCTTTTCAAGTGGTTAGCCGGCGAAGGCGTCACGCAAACGCAGATCGACGCCATACAGGGCGCTTATCCCGACATTGCCGAGGGCATCCGGGGCTTGCAGTCCGGCGAAAGTATTTACCAATTTATATCAATGCTGGTATCCGTAGGGGTAACGGTTTTCCGTGTTTGGTTCACGGAAAGCAAAATTGCCAAAGCCTTTTTTTAGGATATGCTTACCGCCGTTTTGATCCGCCAAAAGTCCGACAAGTACACAACGGGCAACCTGATTGTTTACGACGGGCATAGGCCCGTATTTTCATGCGTAACGCTGGAATTGCCATACTTGGACAATCAGCGCCGCGTTTCGGCTATACCTGATGGAAAGTATTATGTAGTTCCTCGCACGTCGCCGCGTTTTGGTCAGCATTTCCACGTGACCGACGTGCAAGGACGCGACCTGATTTTATTTCATGCGGGTACCTGGCTGAAAGATACGCAGGGCTGCATTTTGGTAGGCGGCAGATATGGCGATCTGAACAAAGACGGCATCCCGGAAATACTAAACAGCAGGGCAACAATGACGGCGCTAAATAAGGCGGTGTTTACAGGATTCAAAGTCACGATTGTAAGTATAGAGTTGTAATTTTGTGTTTCATTTTTTTCCGTTCTCGTTTGGGATGGCCCTCGCTTCACGGCGGGGGCTTTTTGTTTTGAAATCGGGAAAACCGGGATCCCCTCTTTTCCCTCTTTTCCCTCTTTTTTTGGCACACCCTTTGCATAATACTAAGTACATACGAAGGGGTTTACGGTTTAGCCGCCGGGGTGCAAATGAGCGCTCCGGCGGCTATTTTTTTGCCTGAAAAAATAATTGAAAAATATTTGCACAAACCCTTGCAAATAACGCAAACGCGTTGTACCTTTGTAAGGTCAATAAGACGAACACACAAAAATTAGACGACATGAAAAAATTTGTAGTAACTAAAAAATTTGATGGATGTTTCGGCGAACTTTATCCGGAAGGCACTGTATTGAAAACAGAATACGCAGGAAATGTATTTTTGCGGTTTGGGAAGATGAGGCAAAAGTGTAGTATGCTGACCGGAACTGAAAACTTTTATCGGCACACAAAGCCGATTGAGGCAAAAAAGAAAAGTTGAATTATAAAGAGCCGCTATAATGCGGCTCTTTTTTTATGCCCATAAAAAACCCGGCACGTTATTACAACGACGCCGGGTACTTCACTCCAAAAAAACCTTTTCTTTTATAAATTTCGAGAATTTAGTTTTTGCAATTCATCGTTTAACCGTTTGTTAAATGATTCTTCGCTATTTAAGCAGTTTCTTATTTGTTCCAAAGTGCTATTTATATCGATCAACCCCTCATTAATATTCCGCAAATATTCGTTTTGCTGAAGTTTTAAAGCAACTTCAATAATTTCATATTTCGACAAGGGTTCGCCCAATGCACCCTCTTGTATATCCTCAACAAGCGCTTTAAGATATTCATACGTTTCGTTCATAATTCAATATTTTTTTAAAAGTTCAACTTTTTTCGCCGCCAAACACCCCGCCAAATCACCCACCGTTATACGTCCGTCAATGTTTCGAGTAAGGCGCAACACTTTGCCCCGCTCTACCGTCCACCCGTCCCAAAGGGCGCTATTTGCCCGGTATTCGTTTGGGTGCTGCGTTCGGGTGTATATGACGTGCGCCGCATCCGTTTGCCCTGCGTGACCAGCAGCAGCGACGGCGACGTAAACCGCCGGGGCGTCTGGCAATGGCTTTCCAAATTGCGTAAGGTAGGCGTGTGCCAGCGCCATTATGTATTCGGTATCCCGACGCTTACAAGCGGCTTTAACTTCGCTCAGTGACGCGCCCAAACCATGCAGGCCCGTATTTGTGAATTGTATCCATCCAGCCGCGCCGCCGTCGGTACGGACGCGAAAAGGATCTAAGCTACATTCGACAAACGCGACTTGGTAAATGTCAAGCGGTGTGCAACCGATGGCCGCCGCCGTTTTTTCAGTCCAACTTTTCACGACCTGCATTTCCTTTTCCGAACAATGGCGGGATAGCTCCATTTCGTAACAACGAAGGACAAAGGCCGATGTGTCCGAATTGACGTACACAGGCGACCAAAACCGCTGCTCTAATTCCTGCACACCGTCGGAAATAAGTGGGGAAAGTGGAACCATAAAGGCCGACAGAAACAAATAACCCAACACGCGCCAAAGGGTTATTTTCAGCAGAAACGAGCGCCCGTACTGGAACGCTTTGCCGCCTTCCTGAATAAGCCGGTAAATCAGCTTGCCAGCCTGTAATACAATCAGCAGCACGACCATACA